AGGTACAAATGTCGGCATCTTCACCTAACTGCACCCTAACGGGTACTGGTGGTTGTAAATTTCGCCTCAACAACACGAGTTTCTATTTTGCCGTTTTTTATCTTGCACAACTTCAGCTTCATCCAATACCCGCCCAAAGGTTTTGGCGGTCTGCCTCGCTCAACGTGGAAGCCACCAATACCGCCATCGTACTCCTCCTTGTAGGTTGCAGTCCTGATCTGATGCAACGGCCTTTGCCGCAGCATGTAGTCGCTGCGATTCAGGTAGGTGATGATGTTGATGTGGTGATACAGCTCGTGAACGTGTCCTTGCCACGTGCAGTCGTAGCCCTCAACCATAGCCATAATCCGCTGGTCCTGAATGACGCCTTTGGTCACAGGACCACCCCCGCCTGAGCCGTGGTAGTAGTGCATTGCAAAGCGGGTGCGGTTGGTTATGTTTGGAATGTGCGAAAAGCCAAACAAGATTGCACCGCCGTAGCCGCCAAGCTGTACGTCAGTACCGCACTCGTGGTTAAGTAGCGTCACAAACATCTGCAGAGCATCAAACTCCACGTTCCGGATCACGCTGGTTTCGTGATTGCCATAGCCAATTAAGGCAATATGCTTTGCGTATGGCTTGAACCACTGCACGGCATCGTTGACGACAGCTTGCAGGTAGTTGCCCCTGTTGTGTTCCGGGCGTATTTCATTTTTTGCCCTGCGTGGATCGGCTCTGCCTTGCATCAAACAGAAAAAGTCGCCGTTGATAATGATGTATGCGTTCCGCTCAACCGCTTCTTTCAAGTGCTTGGTCAACAGCTCACGGTCGCACTTTGGGTTGTCCCAGTGAATGTCGCTTATCAGCAGAAACTCCGCCTCTTTCCCCTCGCAATCAAACGTGTGGACGTTGGCTGCATGTCGGGTTATTTTCATGGTATTGGTTTGGTTGGTTCTTTTGCATCTCCTCGTATAGCGAGTCCCACGAGTAGCATATTGGGTTGCCCTCAGCATCATGCGCCCCCCACGTTGGCTTGCCATCAGCATCGGTGTAGGACCGTGTGCCGAATTTAGCTTCATGGCAATACCAATTCCACCAGTTCAGTCCTTCATTGCCGAAGGCGTGTTCAATCAATATTTCAATGCACGATTCGTAATCATCGCAAAAATCAATAAGGTTAACGCCAGCCTTGTAGGCATTGTCAATCATTTGCCGCTGCTTCTGGTAGCTCAAGGCCACCCTCAAAAACTGTTCGTGCGTCATTGCTGCGGCGAGGATGACTTCAGCAGCTTCATAATCCGCACCTCAAGAACCTCGGTAATCTTGACACCACTGAAGCCGACGATAAACGCCAAGCCGTACTCGATGTTGGCTGCCTGCACGTTTAATATGCCAATCAGTACCGGTGCGATGTAGGTTGCAGATAGCGTGCCGGAGAGAACCGCCACAAGCTGCATCTTCCAATTCTTCTGCCGGGGCAACAGCAGCAGTGAGCCGAGGAAACCTGCCAGCGTCAGGCCAATGTTGATGCCGAGTGATTTAAGTAATTCTATCATTGTTTGCTGTTGTTATAGTCAATTTCGTATTGCTCCTCCCAGCCTGCGAAACAGTGTGCGCCAATCGGCTCAGGCCATACCGTGTAGTTGGTGTAGGCTGCGTCAGGCTCGCCATCCCACAGCACATCCACGCAGAAGTAGCCATCGATGTCGCCAAGGATGACAGCGTTGCCTGTTGGTGTTGGTAGCGCTTCGTAGTCTGCCTGAAGCTGGAATGCGTATTTGCGAAAGGTCGGCATGGTTAGGTGGTGAGTTGAGCGAGTTCGTCGTCGGTTAGGCGGGTGGTGTAGAGGGCGGCGGCTCGGTATTGTTGAGTTAAAAAACCAATATTAGCTGCGACTAACTCCACCGAGTTAAGCGGGCCATTGAAGGTCAGGGTGTTTGCGGATGTATTGATGATACTTCCATTTACAGCAACAGCTATATCACCACTTTTGTATGCTATTGCAATTTTGAAATCAGTCAAAGAAGTAACCGCCCCTGTTCTTGTAAAATCATATTGTGTAATATTTCCGTTTAATTGAAAAATAAATCTTAATTCTCGTGAAGAATTACCAAGTATTCTTATACGATTATTATTAGCACCTGAATCAGTCAAGCCAAATATAACGGCAGAATTTGTGCCGACTATCGTGCTTAAATCTAAATAAATCGTTCCCTCCGTCTGCCCAATCAGCCCGCTTACGAGCGACCCTGATGCGCTGATATTATCAGCGTTGCGGCTTGCCGACCCTGTGGTTGTGGGAATTGGTGATGTAGCAACAGGCCCGACCTCGCCTTGCGTAAAGTCCACCTCAATAACATTATCAGACTGCTTCATCCGTATGCCAACCTGCCCAGACGCCACGGTTTGCGCAGCACAAGCAACTCGCGTGAATGCAGTTGTAATCGTCACCGCTGTCCAGTTTGTGCCTCCGTTAGTTGTCAGCTCAATGCCACCACTGCCACTGACGCGACGTATCGACGCTGAAAATATGCGGCTCTGCGATGCGTGCGAAAGGTTTTGCACTATTGTGGCGTCGGCTGCTGTTGAAGTCAAAGTACACGCCCCTGACGCTGTGCCATCAGCGCCTGTTGCGTTTCGCACTGCCGTGATGCCACTGGCAGTCCAGCTTCCGCTTACACTTAGGTCGCGGCTCTGCAACACCAAATTCGTCGCACTCGGCTCAACCAAAAGCGCAGGGCACGACTGCCCCAGCCAGTCAATACGAGGCACTCCCGAAGCCACGCTCTCAATCAAGCCGCTGCTGTTCACCCTCGTCGCTGTTGTCGCCCTCGTCACCGTGAAGTCAGGAGGAAGCCCCGATACATTGGTCGTGTTGTTCAGCACCGTTACCGTTCCGCTCGATGTCGGAATGATGGCTGTTGCCCTGCCCAATTCCTCCAGCTGCGGAGAGGCAATGCGAATAGTGTAATTGTAGGCAGTGCCACTCACTATACTATGCCCCCAGCGTACTTGTAATTTTGCCGTTGTCGATTCCGTCAGTAAGCGAGTAACCTGATAACGCTGAAGTGTACTTGTTATACTTGATAAACCACCAATGTTTGAGCCAGCCAAAAAAACATCTCCCGATGTCTGCTCCTGAAGTTGCCACGTTGGGCTTATAGTTGAAACCGAGCCACTCGTCAAACTTAAATACACGGAGGTAGTCCACGTCTGCCCCGATACCGCTGATATAAGGCTTACCGCAGCATTTGGTCTTAAATTCAAAAAGCCACTCGCCGCCGCTGTTCCGCTGAAAGTAAAGTCAATGTAATTCACCGTAACGCCATCCGCTGCAACCACAGTACCACTTGCACTGTACGCCACCGTGATACCCGCTGGCAATGAACCTATACTCCAGCCACTCGGCAGCACGCTGCCTGTCGCTCCAACCATCGTGTTGTTCGGCAAATAATTGGTGCGTGTGCTTGGCAGCTGGTCGTAAAGCACTCCGGCTTTGTAAAGCTGCGGAACAACCAAAATTGATGGTTGCGTTTGCACCCTCTGCATAATGGTCAAGCCGCGCGCGTCCAAACAATTGTTGGCTGCCTCGCGCGTTGCGCCATCAGCGGCAGCGCGCTCCGCAGCGTCCGCCATGTCCTCCAAATATTGGCTGACAGGTCGCTTCACAGCAAATGGCAATCCGTAGCCAAGTCCTAAAGCCATCAGACAGCGCTTTGCAAAGGAACGTTTTGGAAGGTATAGGCAAAGCAGTTGCCCCCGACTGGCGTCACCGCAGTTATGCGCTGGCCATTGTTGCCGCAAATAATCATGCCAGTCATAACCGTGATACTGGTTAGCCCTAAAGTCGTCAGCAAGTTGGTCCCTCCCTCACCTGTCAGTGTGCTAAAGCTGCATGAAGCGTTGACAATTAGCGCATCATAAGTCTTTCCAGTCACCGATCCAGTTACGCACTCCATAACGACGCCACGACCAAGTAAAGCGTCAAGTTGTTGTACTACATTCATTGTTTGTGATTTTAATTACAAATATCATTTGGCCTATTTCTATGCAACAACCGACCGCCCTCTTATTAACTTGTCGGAATTTGACAAACGTTGCGGCTGTACGGCAACTCCAGCACCACCGTTGCCTGCCAGCCTGCGACCTTATCATCCCGCGCCTCCACAAATCTGGTAGCACTCACCGAGCCGATGATGGTGTAGTCCTTTGCCGGATCATCAGTAAAGTCCGCCACGAAGTCCTGCATAATTCTGAGCGTATCGCTCAGCACCTCGTCCTCGTTGTCTGTCCACCTGTACACCACGCTCCCGGTCACGGTTGAATCCAAGCCACGCAGGTCTGCCACCCTGTCCATCACCAGCACGCTGATGGTCAGGTTGGTCGATCCCATCGGCATAGCCGCACTCTGCGCATCAACGAACAGGAGCGGGTAAACCACCCTATCCCTGTCGGTTGTCCGTAGGTTGATGGTGTTGTCCGTGCCTATCGCCAGCGGATCGCCGAAGCCCACAGCGTTCAGCTGAAGGTGCGATTCTGCGAAAGCTATCAGGTCGTTTTTGATTGTCACCCAACTGCTCATAGTACTGCTTTAATTTGTTTA